GAAAGCGCGGAGTGCACGTTCCTCTTTTTCAATCAGCGACAGGGCTTCGTAAGCGGTTAGGTCAAGGTAACCTTCGCTATTGCGTTTATCGATGCTCATTGCGAGCCTCCTTTCTGGACAGGCTGTCACCGCCCATCTCTACTACTCACTGGAGGTGACAGCCCGCTTTTGACGAAAAATATCAATCTTTTTTATAAAAATCTGTTTCAAAGCCATCCGCTCGGAGTAGCAGACCCTTCGCCCAAGGCGGAGTCCTGCCCATTTGTTCGCATATCGCCTGAAGGGACATGCGCAGATCGGCTTCGATGACCACTTCATCATGAATGTGCATGACGATGGAACAGTTACGGAGAGTCTGCATGGCGTAGCAAAGGATGTCACGCGCCGTGGCCTGCACGATGTTTTCCACAAATTTCGGGCCGTAGGAATCGAGCCGCTCCCATTTTTTCGTACTGCCGACGCCTTCGTAGGTAATACACTGTCCGCCGAATCTGTTCTCACCGATGCGCGGCTTCACATAGGAAAGCCTCCGGCCGGAGGGCAGCATGATAAAGAGCATCCCGCTCTGACAGGAGAACACGATGCCATGCGTACTGTTGGTGTGCTTGTTGCGAACCGCCTCCATCGCGGCTCGATCTACACCCCACCAGAGCTTCACGATATTGGGGTTGGATTGCCGCCAAGCATCGACCAGCGGAGGAAGCTCATCTTCGGTAAGGCCCATTTCAAGAGCGCCCATTGCTTTGAGCGCACCGACCGAGCCGCCATAACCGAGGGCAAGCTCCGCGATTTTGCCTTTTTGACGCAGATGCCTATTGACGCCATGCTTCTCAACCGGTACCTTGAACATCTGGCTGGCGCTGGCACAATAGATATCGCCGCCTTTGGCGAACACTTCCTGCCGCCATTGTTCATCGGCAAACCATGCGATGACGCGGGCCTCGATTGCTGAAAAGTCGGAAACGATGAATTTTGCTGCGGATCTCGGGACAAAAGCTGTGCGGATGAGCTGTGAGAGCGTGTCCGGAACATCTTCATATAGAAGCTCCAGCGCATCGAATTCTCCGCAGCGCACAAGAGCGCGGGCCTGTTCCAAGTCGGGAAGATGATTCTGGGGCAAGTTTTGCATTTGAATCAGCCTGCCTGCCCAGCGGCCGGTCCTATTGGCACCATAGAACTGAAACATACCGCGAGCTCGGCCATCGGCGCAGGCGGAGGTCTCCATCGTCTGATACTTCCGCACCGATGATTTGGCAAGCTGCTGCCGGAGGGAGAGCGCGTCGCCGAGGGGTTCCGGTGCTGTTTTCAGAAGTTCTGCGACGGCTTTCTTACCGAGCGTATCCGTTTCCAAGCCGTTATCCGCGAGCCACTGTTTCATCTGCTGTACCGAATTTGGATTATCCAGTTCGGTCAGCTTTTTCATGGCGGTGGTGAGCTGTAGGCGCGAACGGTTGTCCAGGCTGATCGCCTGTTGCACGAGTGTCATGTCCAGCGCTACACCACGGTCGTTGATCTCCTGATCGAGGTGATACTCATCCCATACGCTGTCCGGTACCGGGAACTTCGCGAGTTTTTCCTGGATCGCCATCTCCGTTTCCACGTCGCGAGCATTATACTGCTTGAATGTGGCCCACTTGTCCGGCGCATGATAGGGAAGGTTGCGGGTGCGGACGTTATTGGATTTTGTTGGCGCACAGGGCTGACAGAAATATTTGATGAGGTCCTTGCCCTCACTGAGTTTACGCTTGTCCAGCTTGAGTACAGTGCCGACGCCCTCCAGAGACAGCGGCAATCCCATAGTCGCTGCCCATACCATGGAACAGCGCCACTGAGCCGGTTCGAGATATTTTCCGGTCGGCAGGCCAAAAAACCGTGACAGACAGATGCGTTCGAAGTTGGCGTTGAAGGCCCATTTAGTCACAGCCTCATCGGTAAGCGCCGCTGTGATCTCAGGCGGGAGTATTTCACCGCATGCAAGGTCTATGACGCGAACAGGACCGCCATCCGCGCTATAGCCGAACAGCAGAATTTCAAAGTCAGGAGCTTCTACGTATTTGTAAACACCGCATTTCATCAGCGGTGCGCTGCTAAAGGTCTCAATATCTATAGAAAGTGTTTTCATTACACCGTCCCTTTCAAATGGCCAGAAGGGTGGCAGGATTGCTCCCACCACCCACGGCCGGGCCTTACTTGTTGAACTGCTCCATGCGTTTCTGGTGGTACTCTTCATCACGCGCTGCACGTTCCTTTTCAAGCTGGAGCCTTTCGGCTTCCCATTTCGCGTTGCGCTTTTCACGCTTGCGATCTTCGACGACATCGAGAATGGAGCGGACGATCCAGAAAACCGCCAGAGCAAGGTAAAGGCTGAGAAGTAGAATACAGAGAATCGTTGTGGTTTCCATAGTCATGTCCTCCTTAGTTCAGAAAATCGCTGTCGTCATCGGACGCGAAGTCGTTCTCGGCGCTGGTCTTGCCGCCAAGAGGCTCACCGGCGCGAATAAGCTGCAGGTTGTTAAGACCGCAGGCAATGCCCTTGTTGCCGTTCGAATTGAATGAATACAGGTTGATGCTGGCACGACCATACACGCCGGAGTACACTTCGGATCGGGTGATGACGGGATTGCGGTCCGCATCGACAATGCCGGGAGCTGTCGCGGAATTCGCGTTGATGAAGTAGGCGTTGGCATATGCGGGATCATCCGGGCGTTCGACATCACCATCGCGCAGAGGTGTCTTGATCGCGGCCAGAGGCGGCACGGTTTTGCCGTTGCCCTTGAGTTTGGACTCGCCCTCGTGATAGGCGGCTTCGATGGCAGCCTTCAGCTTGGCGACGGTCTTGGTATCGGACTTCGGGATGATGAGGCTGACACTATATTTCGGAGTGCCGCCATTGATGGACTTTGGCTCCCAGACGTTGGCATAGGACCAGCGGGTATCGGGACCAGTGATAACTTTCATGGGGTTGTTGACCTTGTTCGTATTGATAGACATATGATTGTCCTCCTTAATTTTCATTAAAATCTGCTGCTGCCGTTGACATCGCCGGACGTTTATCGCTCTCCGGCACAAGCGTTGGCTTGCCTTGTGGCTTTTCGATGTAAGGACTTAAAAGCTTGTCAAAGCGGGTCTTTCCGAGCAGCTTCTGCATGGACGTGACGCCGAGAATCTTGCGTTCATACGGGTCGAAGCCTGCGTGCTCGACAACATCGGCGACAACCGCATCATTGACGTACTTTCTGTTGGAACGGCCCTCGACCAGTTTCCAGCCGGCCCATTCCTTGCCGCTGATCGCCTGCTGTAGGGCGTATTCCTTGATGTCCGACGCCCATGAAACGAATTCATCGACCTTTTCGAGAATGTCCTCAATGTCCTCATCCGTGAGGAGCGGCGGGACCTTGAACTCGTACTGTGCCAGAGCGAGATTCGCTTCTGCACGGGTGCGGCAATCGTTCTTTGCCTTACAGAAACCGCACCACTCGCCACAGAGGAAATTGCCGTCGCCGGCAAAGGCGAGTTCAGCGGTTGGCTTCAGGACTTCGCCGGCCCAGTGGTACAGGTCCTCTTTGGGAAGTTCATAGGTGCTGACGTTATCCCGGCGCGGTTGGTAGATCGTCATGCTGACCGTTTCGATGTCGTAGATTTTGTCGAAGAGCTCCAACGCTCCGAGGGTGTAACACATGAGCTGCGGGTTCTCTTCCGCACGGACGAGCACTCCAAGCCCATGCTTGTAGTCGCATATTTTGAGGGTGCCATCCGCGATGATGAGTGCATCCGCCGTTCCAAAGCCGCCCTCCACCCAACGGGAGAAGTCGACGCGCTGTTCAATGAGTACCACCGGGTCGGCACAGACCTGCTTGGCAACCTCAACTTGTTCGAGTACATAAGTGGCGTAGTCAGTAGCACAGTCGTTCATTTCCTCATTGAACCAGGTCAGGTTTTCTGTCGGGTCTGTGGCCTTCATACCCAGCGCCTTGCGGAGTTTATATTCGCAAAGGGCGTGGGCTTCGGTGCCTTGAGCGGCATAATCGCTGCCTTTGTCATCGTAGCTTTCACAAAGCCGGGCGGACGGCGGGCAATGGAGCCAACGGTCGGAACTTGATGCGGAGAGAACTGCGTGTCCTTTAGGTGGCATCGTTCAGCACCTCCGCCTCAGCAAGCAGTGCCTTGTAGTTGACAGGGTCAAGCTGCGAGAGCTTATCCGCACCGTACTTCTGAAGCAGCGAGCGAATCTCGGCGGTGTGGCCTTTGCGGGATTTTTCCGCGAGCACGACTCTCACTTCTTCCAGCGTCAGCGCCGGCTCTGAGGCAGGCGCTTCTTCGGCCGGTTCCTTGGCGCTGAACGCCACGGTCAGCCAGTTCGCCACGTCGTTAATAACGGCAGCAGCGTTGCGCAGTTCCGCGATAGACGCGGCCATATCGCCCATTTTGCTCATCTGCTTTTCCTCCTTCCATGTGTTGACTCTGATCGGCAAGTATCATAAGTTTTCTTGCCAGACGCTTGGACACGACGCTAATTGCAGTTAGAGCTTCAATGAGCTCTGCGTCTGCAGCGCGGGTCCGGGTATCGATTTCGTACATCTCGTTCACCTCCTTGGAAGGAGCGGGTATCGTTTTTGCTCTTTCCACTACCCACTGGAGGTGAGGAAGCCGTTTTGACGAAGAAATCGAAAAAATTTTGAAAAATATCTCCGACCGTTTTTAGGACGGCCGGAGATGCAGGAATTAGAATAGCTCTGGGTATTCGTTTTGCAGGAGTTCTTTGGCCTTCTTCAGGCGGTAGAGAAATGTGGTGCGCGGGATGCCGATTTTATCAGCGATTTCTGCATCAGACAGTCCTGCCAAACGCAGGTCGCCGATACGGTGGGCTTCCGGCATGATCTTATCGATACGCTGAAAGAGTATGTCCAGCATGATCTGATCGGTAACGACATCCTCAATGCTGGTGGACTGATCGGCGAGCTTGTCCAACATGGAATATTCCTCGCCGTCACTGTTTTCGTAGGTAAGATCGAGCGAGAGGTTGTCGCCCGGCGCGTGGAATCTGCAGACGAGGCAGTCGCCATCACACAGCCACTGCTTATTCTTCGGACACATGCACTGGCGATGCTCCTGAGCACGCTTTCTGGTAGCCCAAATATCACGATAATAGGCGTAGTACTGTGCCTCGGTGACTTCGACCCATTTCTTTTCGTGGGGCAGGTAGATTTTGTAGATGCGTGATTGACTCTGGTTTTCCTTTGTTAACATTAAAATTCCTCCGTTTTCGCTGAGATTTCAGCGGAGGAGGACAAAAAGCGGGTCTGCGACCGATATCACAGAACCTTTGAGTCGAAAATGGGCGCACAAAACTAAGGGTGGGACATCGCGCCTCTGAAGACGACTTTTACTGCCGTCTAAGAAACCTGCTCTTTGTCTCCACCGCTAAAACGGGCCCATCTCAGCGTGAAATTTTTCTGAAGCAATTAGCCTCAAGTCAAATATAGAACGGATTGGTTTTTATTTCGCGGAACTCCCAGTTCCGGTTTTGGGCATAAAAAAAGGACCCAGTGATCTGCGCCTTTTACACGCTGACCACTGGGTCTTCGAAATTCCTTGTTTTCCGTCGTTTTTTCCGGTACTGTCAGTTCCGGTTTTTTGAAAAATAGTCCGAAAATTTTTGCTTTTCCTAACCCAGTATCGGGTCATCCACTATCTTTGAACCGTCACCCCAGGTTGGGTAGCCTTGCTTTCTTAGCTTTTCGTTAATCAATGTCAAAGACTCGGAAAAATGATTATGCAGAAGGTACTGAGCAAACATACCATCCTTCGTCATCGGATATCCTCTTATTGCTTTTTTGACCATATCATCACTATACAGCGGGTGAAGATGTAGCCCTATACATATGCCGTAGACATACTCGGGACTGACATTCTCCGATCCCTGCCGCAATTTCCGGATGTACCGCTCTGAAATGCCGGTCCGGTACTGCATTTCTAAGTTTGTGATTTTCTTACCGTCCTTCTTCTTTACCCGCTTCATATGGGCATCAAGCGTACCCCAAAAGGAAGTAGGGAGATTTGGAAGAACATCCATGATTTTATCTATTTGAGCGCCTATCTTACGCAACTGCTTTTCCTGTTCCAGGACATTCTGGTTGCTTTCATATTCGATAGTCCTAGTCTCGGTAAACTCGGCTGCATTAACATCCTTGCTCAGATAGCACTGATTATAGTAGTCGCCGGCGCTATTTACGACTGTATAGTGACGAGTGAATTTAAGGCAACACTCATCGACATGCTCCAGTGCATAGTCCGTCAGTGCGTAGCCTTGAGGGTACACAGGATCGTCAGTATTATAGATATAGCATGGATCATTAATACAGACGACACAACCGGTGTAGACAAATCTGCCGCTGTCAATCATGTCAGCAAACTGCTTGTCCGCAGAATATATACGGCTCCCGTTCTTGTTGTCAAGAATGAAAGTCTGGTAATCTCCGAGGGCATCTGAATAAAAATTAAAGGGAACTTGCGGATGACCATTTATTCGTAAGAAGGCCCCTTCTGCGTTTTTGTACCCAAGCTGGAGCGCTCTCAGCTTTGCTTCTAATTTGGATACCTTAAAAACACCAGCGATAGCATCAAGTGCCCGCTCCATGACTTCGCCTGTGTGTTTATAAGGGAACATTAATTGTTCCTCGTACAGCTTTGGAAAAAGATCGTTGAAGATCCTTCTTGGCATCAAAATTCGTGGTGCTAGGGCATTTGCCTGCCATTCTGCCCACCATCTTGCCTTTTGAATTCCCTCCAAGTTATTTGGCGTACTTGCGGGGACGGCCTCACAAGACAGATTTTTCTCCTCATTATTAAGAAGAGCCAGTATTTTAAAGAACTTCCCATGCTGATCCCAATGGACGATTTCATGAGCAATTGTATCCATCCTACTGCCGTAGCCATTCATAAAGAAATAGTCTTTACTGATCAACATAGTACCGGCAGGGATCTCCTTTGTAGATACCGTGCGCGGCTGATATGGCGGGTAAAATTCCTCTACTGTCTCCGTCGATGGCCGGAAATACATTCTGCCCATCTCGTTTGGGCCAAGATCTGCTTCATACCATTTCAGACCCATTTCTTGAATGATGCGGTTGAGTGGTGACTGCCATCCATCATAAACGTCATCATCGCAATAAAACGCTGTGAAATCATCTGCTATTTCTTCCAAGTCATCCGCATAAATGTACGGTACCAGATACTCGTCCAGCGCGCCTTCCTTTTCGAATTGACCGGCATGATATTCGTCTGTCGCCAAAGTAGTGATGTCGTTAAGGCCGTTTTGCAAAACCGCCTTAAGATAGACGGTAAACCATCTAGTCTTGCGATCGGCATCATAGTTTGATGTACCTAGACCTTTGGTGACAATATCCGCTGATACATGAACATCTA